AATGCTAAGGCTCCTAACCTAATGGAAATAAAAGAGCCCCGTACTCTTTTATTTCTATTAGGTTAGGAGCCTTAGCATTTGTATGTTAGGTAATGCTTCTCTCAGGCTAGCACCTGCGCGACGCTTTTCTAACGTCATTTGGTAATGAAATGCAAGATCTCCCTACTCGCTCTATTTCCAGGTAGATGTCAAAGCGGCCTGGTTCACCGCTCGTTGGTAATCCAGCAAAAGTGATGGCTGGAGAATCAGCAGACACTCATACCGCAGTGCTAGAAACGTCTGGGCGAGCTGAAGATGTGACAATGAAAGAACAGAAATCTGCAAACAAAGATCGCTTTCCTGACGGAAGACCACAGCCGACTGAAATGCATATTATTCGTTTGTTTACAGAAAACGTGATTGGACCGACGCCATGCCACAAAGATGTTTATATTACATTGAAGACTGACATGCTCGATGCTTTCTCAAAGATTCTGAGAGATCAGATTCTAAATGTACTCTATCCCGATGGAGACTACGCGCCTGGAGGTGTGTGTCCAGAAGAGGATTGGGTGATAACGATTCGTTCTATTCTGAAAAGCCGAATTGATCATGTGTATGCTGCGCACTCTGGAAGAAGACCAATCGATCGTATTCCTCTGATTCGCATTCTCGTGCCAAGATCGCTTGCTATGTTGTTAAATGGCATCGGCTTAAAGATGGTGTTACATCAAAACTTTTATGCGTGTCCTGCACCACCTGCTGCGCCAGCTGACAGAGGTCAGTGGTTAATTACGCAGGCTACTCACGCTAGATTGCAAAACTTTTCGAATCTTGTTAATGCTGCTTTACAGCGCGGTGTTATCTTTGCTTCAACGATCAGCTCTGTTCCGGAAGGAACTGGATGGTGGTTGCTGAGAGCGGCTGACACTCGCAACATACAGCGTCTCGCGACAGAAGACACTCAATCAGTGACTGTGTGGGCTCAGTTTCCGGACTGGACTCCTGCGGACGGTGTGCTCGCTGCGATGGCTGCGACTGGATTCACTGGCTGTTTCATCGACGACTGGACTGATTTTGCGTACAAGCTCGACAGCCTAACTGATGTTGTTGGTATGCGTGCAAGCTATTGTACTCAAGGCTAATGCATTGTTGTGTTGTTGTTGAACTCATGTTCCTCAGACATGGATCTCCTGTTCTACCACGTGTTTAACAGTACCTCACTCTGTTGTAATGTAATACGGAATAAAGGGGCTGACCCAGTAGCCCCCTCCCGCTTTTCCTATTGTACTCAAGGCC